ACCGTCCGCGAAAAAGCAGGGGCAAACAAACCGATTACCCGCCGAGAGATGCGGGCAGCGTTTGAGGCCTGGCAGGCCGGGAGGGCTGAGGAAAAGACATCAGCGCACAAGGATAGCGTTGAGGGAATGTCAAGGCCTGCCCGTGATAACCCTTTGATGGATAGCGATAACCATAAGGTTAAGGATAGCTTATGATAACGATCTGGATACCCCCGGTAAGTAATCTTTTACGTTATGATAATGCTTAAAGCGCTGCGTCGCAAGTGATTCCCGTATGCAAAACCCGCCGAGGTAGGAACCAAATGCCAAAGACAACAATAGCCGCCGCTTGTCGGGATCGAGGGGTTAACCGCAAGGACTGGGACGAGGCAAAGCGCCAAGGCGTGGATTGCTGGGATCGCGCCGCGCTTGACGCATGGCTGGGCAGCCGTCGCCACCGCATCAAGGACGGCACCGAGCTTTCGGAACCAGTGGCTACCGCTCAGACTCTTGAGCAGATGGAACACGCCATCCGCTCTGCTACGAACATCGACGACGTAAAGATCCTTAAGGAGAAGGTTCTCGCGCTGAAAGGCATCGTTGCCGTCCAGACCGACACCCGTGAGCTTGTGCCGGTGGGCGAAGTCCGGCAGTCCATGACGCGTGTTTGCAGTGCCGCCCGTGGCGAGCTAATGAAGCTGACTTCGGATTTGCCGCCGCGTCTTGAGGGACTCCCGGCATCGTCCATGTCCAAGATCATCAAGGCGGAAATCATCGCTATCCTGACCCGCCTATCCGACGAAACCAGCGCACTTTATGCCGACTGACGCAGCCATTTCGGGCGCATGTCTAGGATTCCGCCCCCCGACTCAGCTTACCCCGTGGCAATGGTCAGCGGAAAACGTCCGCATCCAAAACTCCGAGCGAGCCACTAAGTTTGACCCTGAGCAAACGCCGTGGTGGAAAGCGCCCCTTGAATGCGCTGGCGATAGTGACACGCGGGAAGTCGTGATCCTCGCGCCGACAGGCTCGGGCAAGTCTACGCTCGCGGAGGCGTTAATTCCCTACGTTGTCTCAGAAGACCCTGGCCCGATGCTCTACGCCTCGCAGACCGACGAGGACGCGAAGTTTTGGGCGGAATCGCGGTTAATTCCGTCTCTGAAATCATGTCCCGCATTGACGGGTTTATGGCCAGAGGATCGCCACAAGTCGCGGAAGCTGGAGATCATATTCCCTCACATGCCGCTCGTTCTCGGCGGTGCCAACCTGTCCAACTTCCAAGAGAAGTCGATGCGGTGGCTCTACGGCGACGAGGTGTGGACGTGGAACAAGGGGCTAGTCCGCGAGTTCCTAGCCCGCCACCACGACCGATGGAACCGCAAGGTCTTCCTTGTCTCGCAGGGCGGCACGACCGAAGGCGAGCTTCACCTTGAATGGCTGAAAACCACGCAATCCGAGTTCTCTTGGCGCTGCCAGAAATGCGGGCACCCGCAAGCCTACAATTTTGATTCACTCCGATTCGACAAGATCACACGGGAAGACGGGACGATTGACGAGCAAGCATCGGCAGATACTGCCCGCATGGAATGCTCTGCCTGCCGCCATGCCTACCCGGACAACGTGATGACCCGCCGCCAGTTGGCTGGGTCGAACATGCACAACGGAACGCTCGGCTACATCTCGACAAGCGAAGGCGCCATTCGCGGATACGAAGGCTTCCACGTCGATTCGCTGGCGGTATGGTGGGTGCCGTGGTCCGCAGAGGTGCTGGGATTCCTTGAGGCAAAGCGGATGCTGGCGCTGGGCATCGTGGACAAATACCGCCAGTGGAGGCAGAAGCGAAGGGCGCTTTTCTGGTCCGATGATTGCGCCGACGCTCAAACCAGCCTTGCCCGGTCAAGCGACTTCACGAAGGCGGATTGCGAAGAAGGAAAGCCCATTGAAGGCGAGGAAAAGCGGTTCATGACGATTGACGTAGGCGGCAACCATTTCTGGGTTGGCATTTGCGCCTGGCGAGGGGCTGGTGGCGGATGCCGGGTTTTGCACGAAGGATTCGCGGCATCTGAGGGCGGCAACGAGGACAAGCTGGCCGATCTAGCCAAACGCTACAACGTCCCTGACTCGCACGTCTTCATCGACATCGGATTTGAGCAAGACCGGATCTTTGACCTCTGCCACGTTCACGGGTGGACGGGAATTAAAGGCGAAGGCAAGAAGCAGTCCTTCCGGTGGGCGAAGGACGGCAAGACGGTTGAGCGGCTGTTCTCGCCCCGGCAAAGAGCCAGGGCAAAGCGCGGCGGGCTGGTCAACTTCTTCTTCGTCGCGACAAACCCGATCAAGGACATCCTTTCTCGGATGCTCGCGGGCAACGGTGCGCCCATCGAGCTACCCGCCGACCTTTCGCGGGCTTTCGAGGCGCACATGCGAAGCGAGCGGCGCGAGATGATCCGCAACGCCAAGACCGGCGAGGAGTCGGCAATCTGGGTGACGAAGAACCGAAACAACCACCTTTGGGACGTGATGGTTTACCAGGTCGGCGCCGCCTTGATGTTCCGATTGTTCGACGAATAGCTCGTATCCTTCATCCTTGCCATTCGCGAAAATGACCACATTTCGTGGGCGTGAACGTATCCGCGACCGCCCGATTGATCTACCGCGCCACGCGAAATGACGCATTGGCGGTGGCTTCGATCCGATCAGAATATACCGCGCTGGCGCTTTCGCTCGCTACCGATCCTGACTCGGCTTTTGAGCTAACGAGCAGCACGGTTAACGGTCAGACATTTTCCGGCAAGCGCACTACAACCAACGGTGAGCGTCTAGCGATGCTTTCCGAGATCATTTGGTCTTACGACAATGGGCAGGCACTTCCGCGCTCAACCCGGATCATTTTTTGACCATGAGTTACGACGCAAACAGCACGCTGAGTATTCCGCATTTCGCGCACGGTGCCAATCGCGGGCGGGATCGTGGCCCGCAGTTCCACGATAGGAACGCGGACATCGACAAGCTGATTCCTAGCTACGACCGCAAGCGACTGGTTTCGATTTCCTCGCGGCTGTTTACGAACATGGGCGTCGTGAAAGCGGCGATCCTCCAGAAGGCAGACTTCAGCATCGGAGAGGCATGGCTTCCGACCTACACCGGCCCGTCCGACATGGTGGACGGGAAGGCGATTGCGACCTTCCTTCGCAAAGTCTGGTTCCCGTCCTGCGATGTTCGCGGCGGGATTCACAACTGGCACAAGCTTCTTGAGCTTACGAGTATCGCCATCGACCGAGACGGCGAAGCGTTTTGGCTGCTCGTCAAAGGCAATGACGGATTCCCGCGCATCCAGCAAATCCCGTCCCACCGCGTCGATTCCGGCGGCTACGGTGAGCAGGCAGCAAGCGGTCGATGGAAGGGGCTACGAATCAGGGATGGCATCATCTACTACCCCGGCGGGAGACCAGCCGCCTATCGGATCATCACCGGCGATTCAGCCGATCAATTTGAGGATGTCGCGGCTTCCGACGTGATCCACATTTTTGATCCGATCTACCAAGAGCAAGGGCGCGGATTGCCATCCACAACGCACGGCATCGAGGACTTGAAGCATTGCCTCGCGTCCACCGATGACGAGCGCATCCGGCAAATGATCATCAGTCGCCTGCACCTCATCGAATACAACGACAAAGGCGGGCCGGATGAAAACGATCCGATGGTTTCGCTTTCGGAGGTGGCAATCAGCGAGGAGGACGGGCCAAAGATTCTGGTTGAAGAGGCCGGAGGCGGCAAGGTCTACATGAAGGCCGGAAGCGGTCAGAAGATTGAGCAAATCAAGCATGAGTCGCCCGGTGAGATTTGGCAGTCATTCCAGAACCGCATGATTCGCTCGTTCCTCGCTGGGATGCCGTGGCCTCAGTCCTGGGTGTGGGAAGGATCAGGACAAGGCACGCATGAGCGCGTCGAAGTCATGAAAGGACGCCGCGCCATCAAGCAGCGCCAGCGCACGCTCGACTACGCAGCAACTCGCGCAATCGCGTGGGCATACTCCATTTTCCACTACGACCTCAATCGCGTGCCGCTGCTAGACCACCCGCTCTCCTGGAGCTTCACGAAGCCGCCCCGATGCACCGTTGACGATGGCCGTGAGGCATCAGCGCAGCGCGACGACTGGCGGGCTGGACTCGCCAACACCGACGAAATTCTCGAGGCGAAAGGCATGACGGAGGATGAGTTCTACGAGCGCCGCGCACTTGGGGTTGCTCGCAGAAAGGTCATCGCACGCCGCGTGTCTGAGCGTGTTTCTTCCGAATCCGGCTACGAGATCACGGTCGAAGACCGCGAGATGGCCATGCTCACGCCAAACGAAATGGGACCAGCGCCAATGGCGACACACGCGGAGGAGTCATATGCCACCGAGGAGGAATCCGACGATGCCTGAGGAAAATTACCCAACCGAAGGCATGATCGAGGAGGCCCAGAGAGGTCTTGAATGGCGGCGTGAATACGGGCGCGGAGGCACCGCAATCGGAGTCGCTCGCGCTCGCGACATCGCAAACCGAGCCAATCTCTCTGACGACACAGTCCGCAGAATGAACAGCTACTTCTCGCGCCATGAAGTGGACAAGAAGGGGCAGGGCTTTTCGCCAGGCGAAGACGGCTACCCATCTGCTGGCCGCATCGCGTGGGCGCTGTGGGGCGGCGATCCAGGGCAAACATGGGCGGCTGCTTGGGTGCGCCGAAACGAATCTGACAACTCAACAAATGGAACGACTATGAATCTGATCCAGATCGAAAACAGGACCGGCAAAGTGAAGCTGAACGACGCGGTCACGCCGTGGAGTTCCGACGACTTGATCGGTGATATCGACAGGCTATACGGGGCAAAAGCAGTGGCGGAAAACCTTCGCGTTGGCGAGTTCACAGCGAAGGCTGACGACGCGCTGGAAACGCTGGAGATCGAGATCAACAGCCCAGGCGGCAGCGTCCTCGATGGATACCGGGTTTACCATTCGCTCATGGGAATGCGCGAACGCGGCGTCCGTGTCATCGCCACAGGCAATGGAATCGTCGCCAGCATGGCTTCCGTGATCTTCATGGCCGCAGATGAGCGGCGAATCACGCAAGGCTCGCGGATCATGATCCACGAAGCGCAGCAGACCGTTTCTGGCGACTCCTCCGACCACGCCCGAGCAGCCAAGATCCTTGATGAAATGAGCGATGAGATCGCCGCCATTTATTCAGGCGTAACGGGAGCGGATAAGGACGAAATGCGCGAATTGATGCGCGAAGAAACATGGATGGGAGCAACCGAAGCCGTGGATCGGAAGTTTGCCGATTCCATCGTGGGAAAATCTCCCGTTGACATTCGCGACAATGGCCAAAAATCCAAAACCACAAGCATGAGCATTCTCGACCGACTACTTCCTAACGGAGAACTCCAGTCCAAGCTCGACTTCGCCAACGGCGAACTCGTCGCCAAGGATACCGAAATCCAAAGCCTCACCGCGAAGCTCACGGAAGCAGACCACCTGATCGCTTCTGCAATCGACGAGGTTGCCGAGTTCAAGGCTCAGGCCGAAACCTCTTCTGCTCTCGCCAAGGCTGAAGCCGAAGCGCACGACGCAACCAAGACCGAACTCGCCACCGCGCAATCCGCTTCCGCGCCCGAAGTCATCGAAGCGAAAGCCGTCGAACTTGCATCCGCCGAAAACCCTCCTGAAGCCATTCAGAAAGTGATCGCCTCCCGCGTTACCGAAGAACTCGCCGCAGCAGGTCACGACAAGCCGATTGCGAACACCGAGACTGATGTGGGCTGCAAGACCATGCCTCGCGCCGAGTTCAACAACCTTTCGCACCCAAAACGAAACGCCTTCATCCGCGAAGGTGGAAAAATCACCGACTAACCAACTCTCACTATAGACCATTATGGCAAACGACATTTCACTCACTGGACTCACTGAAGTCCTCTATCAGGCCCGCGACATCGTCGCTCAAGAGCCAACTGGCTTTGCTCAAGGCGTTATCGTCAACGGCGGATCTGAAGGCGTTTCCGCTGGCGGCACCGTCATCTCGATGCGGACCACCGAGCCGACGCTCGAAACCACCTACGCCCCAGCAATGGTGCCGCCTGATGCCGCTGACATCACGACCACCGCTGAAACCCTGGCGCTTTCGC